ATTTCATAAAAAAATGGAGATTTTAAAGGATTGCTGGATTCCCGTCGCAAAGATTTTCTTTCAAAAATCGGTCTGCGGGTTGATTTCATCATTGATTCTGTCAAAGTCTTCCCTAAAATTTTTCTACCTTCAGTTGTCTCAAAAGGCAAAGGAATTCCTATTTTTCTAAAATCCTCTTCCATTGTGGACAGCCTTTTATACCTATGAAGTATATCAATCATTCCAGCCTCCTTTTGGCACTTATGTGCCAGTCATTTTTTTTGTAATTATTATTAAATTCTTGTTTTTCATTGTAGTAATTGATTTTTCTTATATCATAAAATAAGTTTATTGTCAACCCTTTTACTTCTTTCACCTCTTTCTCTCTAAAAGAATTTTTTGAAGACTATTTCTTAACTCTCTCATAAACTCATTGGTTTCCATAAGTTTAGTTAATAGTTTCTGATTGGTCTTCATCATCTTTTCAAAGTTATCTTCAAGTTTTTTCTCTAAATCCCGATTGCCATCATTAAGGTATTTCTCTACATTGCCTTTTCTTTTATTTTTAGGATTGATTTCTTTGTGTCCGAGCAGGTATTGTTGAGGAATATTTGTTTCGGGAGAATATGCTTCTTCAGTGCCTCCGCCCTCTTCTTCGGCTTTTTGTTTCAAGATTGTTTCTATCTCCTGGTCGGAAAAGCCAAAAATTTTTGAGTATATCCAGCGACGAGAAACCCAGTCAGAAAAAGCATTCGCTAATTCAATTCGGGCATTTTCAATTTCTATTTTCGCCATTTCAAATGCTGTTGAAGGAAGGTTAAAAAATATATCATATTCTACATCAATGGGGTTAATTCCTTTTATTGCCAGATGAACATCAGCAATTCTTTTCAAAAATGCCGACATGATATTTTGAACTCTCATGATTGTGCGGGCGAAACGCAAGTCTTCTGCGGAAAGTGTCCCCCGCCCCGATATTGCTTCTTCATATCCTAAATATGCCTTCGGGACTTTCAAAGCAGAAAATAGTTTATTACGGAAATATTCAAGGTCTTCGGTAGCGACATATCCCATCCCGCCCAATGTTTCTATCCTTACACTTTCTTTATCGCCACGCACAGGGATAAAGATGTCCTCATCAAGGGAATTTTTTATAATCACTCCTGCCTCTGTTCCAAAATTGCCCCAAGGCTCCACGGTAATACAATAAGTATCTTCTCGTTGCTCTAAAAACTTTACATAAACAACTTTATGGTTGCTAACAATCTTTTCTTTCAAATTTTTAAAATTATCATATCCATTTCTTCTTAATGCTTTTAGCAACAAATATCTGTGAACTTTTTTAATTTTGCGAGTATTAGCCTTTCTTAAAACATCCAAATAATTCTCATTAGCATTTATAATTCTTACAACTTCTTCACATTTAATAGAAGGATACTGCCTTACAAGATTTTTTATAATTTCTAAAAATTCAGAAGGAAATCTCAATCTCATTTGCTCACACCATCTTTGTCTTTTTTGAGGATTACTCCATAATTCTTTCATTACTTTTTTACGAATAATATTATCCTTCAAATGTTTTTCAGAATGGTTATAAGCAATAATATATTTTTTGGTTTCATACAACCTATTTAATACAGAAGTTCTTTTTCTTTTTTCTTCAGATTTATTATATTTTATTAAATTTTTCCTCGCACCTTCTTTTAATCTTTGGTCTAAATCTTTATCTATTTTTCTTTTTTCAGCTAAACTTTTTCCTCCGTTGCTTCCTATTTTTTTATGCAAAGCAATATGCTCTTCCACATCTAATATCTCCAAATTATCAGGATGATTGTTTAACTTATTTAAGTCTTTATGATGTATTACTTTTTTCACAAAATCCATTTCGCTAAATCCTTTCAATTGCCGAGCTACTAATCTGTGAGTATAAACATATCTTCCATCGGCTGGATTATAAACAACTTCATAATTATCTAACGACCATCCTTTTTTCTTTGTAGCAATTAACCTTTTTAAAGGCATCAACGAATCTCCAGACTTCAAATGCTGTGCCTCTACATATTCACCTGTTCTTAACATAAATTTATGGTCGGGTGTTACTCTCAATACTTTACCATTATCAAGTCCGACCTCAACTAATTGAGCATTTAACCGAGTTTTTCCAGCCCACACAATTTTACCTGCTTTTATCTCTAATGTTTGAGGGTCAACAGAATACACCCAGTTTTCCTTACCTTCTTCGTATTCCTTTACCAACTCTACTATTGTTAAAACTCTACCATCAAGGAGAGGAACTTTTGTATCACCAGCAACACATAACGGGTTAAATCTTTCAGTTAATTTTCCAGAAGAGGGGTCAATCACCTTTTTTCGTTTCATACTACTCATAACTTTTCTAACATATACTTCTGCCTGCGGGAGAGGGAGGTCGCCCACATTAACATAAATAATCCACCTATCCGCAGCTCTTGTTAAACGATAGATTAAAACAGCGTCTTCCAGTATCAATAACCTTTTCCATATCCAGCGGGCAGGTTCAACAACACTATATCCATATATGCTTCTCCTGTCCCTCGCCCTATATCTCGCATGGACGACTTCCCAGGGTTCAAAAATGATTTTATTCCCCTGAATATATTGAGAAGGGTCGCCTTTCGCAATGATTTGTTCAACTTGGTCAGGTAAGATAGCGAAATCTTTTGTGAATGACTGAACAAACCCGACAAGGATACCTCGTCTATTCTCAATCCTTCGCATAGTGATAGGCGGGAGATAAATTAAACCTATAACTCCCTTGTCATCATATACAATTTCTTCAAACTCATTACCAAATTTGCATAATGCCCTTGTTATTTCCCAGATTTCATCCTCTATTTTCAATCTTTTAAACAGATAATTAACTTCTTCTTTAATTCCAGGGGTTTCAGAGGTTACTCTCACAATATTCCCATCTTCATCGGGGGCAGTAACATCATCAGCAATTATATCAAGGGCGGAACTGATTTCGGGGAATTCATCCATTTCAAGATAATCCTGAAAGCGTCCTTCTATATCATAATCAATTTGAAGCATAGAAAGTAAATCAATGTCATATCCGTAGATAGTAAACCCTGTTTTTTCAATAAGCCCCTCACTCCTTGATGTTTCTTTAACCTCTACTTCGGGTCCTTTAAATACATTTCGTAAAAAATTTCGGACTTTATCACTTAATTTTATCCTTGCGTCAGCCATTTTTTACCTCAATGGTATCAAAATCCCGCCACTTGTTCTACTCTCTTCTTCAAGTTCTTCATCTTTAAAGAGAACATTATCAAGAGTAATTACATTAGAGGGTAATCTTGAAGGTCGTAAAGGAACAGCAGATTTTTCTACGCTTTGAATAAAGCCTGAATCTTTGAAATCTCTAAATAGAGAATATACACAACCCGCCAGAGCATCAGCGACATCTTTTTTCCCGCCTTCGGGATGGTCAACTTTCCTTTTAGTAGGTATCAATACCAATTCTTTCAATTCGCTAACAAGACTTTCGCAGGAATACAAGATTACTCTATTATCATATATTGCCTGTTTCAAAACTTCATAAGGAGTGATTGTAGTATCTACACTCACAATTTCTGTATAAAATCCGAACATAGAAAATTGCTGTAAGGTGTCGGCGGATTGAAATCTATCCATTGTAATTTTTTTGATAGGTATTCCTAAATTATAAAGAGTGAAAATCAATTCTCGCACTTTTGAAAAAATTATTTCTCCTCCCAACGGGGCAACCACTCTTAAAATCATATCTATATAAAAAATTGGTAATCTTTCTATATATCTATTACCATCACTTGTAATTCTTTCAGTATCTTTGAACCCGCAAATATGACCCATCACTATTCCAGTAGCGTCATTTTTTAAAGAAGGGTCTATATGGATATAACGAGGGATATGACTATTGATTTTCAATTTTTGCTTTCCATCTTCAACTAAAAAGATTTCATCAAAATTAAGGTTTTCACGGATAAAATCAGAAACTTCATTTATCATCTCCCATGTTTCTACTTTGAAGAATGGACGCCTATGGTGGTCTATACAAGCAATAATTTTTTCTGCGTCTTTAAAGAATTTTCCAATTCCTTCAATTCTCACACCTGCAAACTCAACCATACTATCATAAGGATTTTTTACGAAATCATTATAAAAGTCCATTGGAACTTCTATACATATAGGGTCATAAGCAATAGATTTAAACTTCGCAATCGCCTTTTCTTTCTCTTCATTTGTTTTACAGATTTCAAGCCCACCAGTTGAAGTATAAACAATAAAAAAAGTTTGGGGAGAGTATTTATGCCTTTTTACATCCCAGATAGCATAGTCCCGCACAAAAATTTTAGGATTCGTCTTTGCCTCTTCAATTTTCTTTTCTGTGAATTCAACGGAATAATTACGAGAAGAAACACATATTAACTTCCCGCCGATTTTTCCACTCCTCATAAATCTTGACTTAATCCTTCTTAACAGAAGATTATATAAAAGTTCGGCTTTGTCAACAGATTTCCAGCGTTCATACATCACATTTGGATAATTCTTTGAAGTCATGCTTGTCACCGACCCCATGAAGTTTGTTTCGTCCATTATTCCACTAAATACATTCATGCCCAGCACAGAAGTATCATTCGTAGCAACAGGTAAAATGTAAATGTTTTTAGGGAATCTTATAAACTCTTGTGTTATAGAGGCGGGAAATTTTTCCTTAAAGTAGGGGATAATTTGTAATTTTACAGCGATTTCATCAAAGAGGACAGATTTTGCTATGTTTTTAGTAACAGAAATGTTGACAAAATAAATTTTTGAATTTTCTGCCAACCCGAATGTGATTTGAGGACTTTTTAAACAACTTAATTCATATATCAAGCGTAGAATTACAATTGAAGCAAAAAAGGACTTCCCCCACCCGATTGACCCTGTTAAAACAATTTCCTCATACTCTCCTGAAAACAAGTCAATGAAATCTTCTTTAAGTTGAGGATACATCCCGTCCCGACAAATACTTCCCAAATAAAAATCATCTTCTAAAAATGTTTTCAGGTCAACAGGTTGTTCTTCAAATTCAGACTGGATTATAAAATTATACATACTTAAAGGGTCTATATGCTTTTCAGTTCCAATTTCTTTTAAAATTCTATTTAATATCACTACCTCATCAGGAGTTAAGTTATCAATTTCAGATTGAATAAATTTTTCTAAATCTTCCTGTGTTAGTTTAGTGCGACGCCGTAAAAGGTCTTCTATAAGCATTTATTCAGTCTCCCTTTTTCTCGTCGTCAGTATTCCTTTTCAATTCTATTGTTTCACCAATCTCATCGTCTCTTGATTCTGGTAAAGAAGTAGTTTCCCGACTTGTCAACCTCATAATTTTATCCAATACTGATAATATCCTACGCCTGCTTTCAGGATTTAATAACACATGCTTGTATTTGTCATATTCAGAAGGTAAATTAGCCATAATTCCCACCATTTTATTATTTATCTCAATTTTCCCTAAATCTCGTTTCAATAATCCCATATCCATCTTCAATTGAGCAGACCTATCAAGTATCTTCAAAGCATATAAAACATCTAAACTGGTCTGGTGAAGTGTCTCATTCAACCTTTTTTCTTTTTCATGCGACAACATAACCCTTGCTTTTTGAAGTTGATATAACTTTGCTAATTCTTCTAATTCATTCACCTCATCTTTAATAGTATCATCAAAAATTTTAATAGTATTTTCTTTTTTTAAACTATTAGAGGTTTCTTTTATCATATTAAAAAAACCACTTAATTCAGCCATCAAAGACCCGAATGTATAATCGGCAAATTCTGGGACATTCTCTTTTACAAATCCCACTATTTCCTTTAATGTTCTTCCTTGAATACGCATTTCAATAATTCTGTCCCGATACCCAGATTTTTCAAGTTTTTCCACAAATGCTTTGTTTACTTTCGGCATATTATTATCTCCTCCTCACCTTCTTTTGAGTATGATATTTTTTTGATGAATTGAGATATAAAAGTCATTAAAAGAGAGGCTGTTATTTTTGATTTTACTAAAACTATAACCATTATCCCCTTTTTGCTTAATAACTTCAAAAGAGAGTTTAAAAATAAAAAATACTCACTGATTTCTTTCTGAATTCCATCATCATAAAGAATAACTATATCAAATACTCCCTTCTCAACAGGAAGTTCTTTTATAATCTCTGCTTTCTTTGTCAATGAAAGAAGGTCATAAATGTTAGGTTTTTCCATACAAACATACTTTTTGACAAGGGGAAGAATGTGCTTGATAAAGACGGGTTGAGGATTATAATCAAAAACAATTTTGTCTTTAAAGTCTATCTCTTTTGTTATCTTTTCAATCATGATAAGTTAATGATAACACAAAAAAAGAATGAAGTAAACTATCCCCGCATTTTTTGAACAACCCAGTCAGTTACCTCATCCTTTAACTT